ATCCACGCGCAACACCTCGCGTTCATCCGCGCAGGAGCGCGTCGAAGAGCAAGCCGAATCGGAGCGGCAAATCTCAACGCAGGAGCAGGCGGAGGAGCAGCGCGACGTCGTAACGATTTCGAAAACCACGACGGAAACGAAATCGACGACAACCATCTACGATACGAGCAGCCCCGCTGCCGACAGCTTGGGAATCCCGCCGCCCCAGCAGACGACCACAACGGAAACGAAAACCACAAACACGACGGCAACCGTCGATAAATCCGTTATTCGTCAGATCGTCGACGAGCAATTACGCGAAGCCGCCAACGAACAAACCACGACGAACAAACAGGAAGACACAGGCACGGAAGAGATCAAAGAGGATTCGACACCGAAGAACCTGCGTTGGCTCGGCATCATTGCAATCTGCGCAACCGTCATCATGGGATGTTTTTTCGTACTCCGTTTTGTCGGTCGAAAATAATTTGTACCTTTGCACCGATGTCGTTTTACGGCATCGTGCGTTGTGCGGGTGTTGCTTCGGCGACCCCGCATTTTTGCAAAAGTTGTCAGATTGTTGTCAAATATTTTTCGGCTCAATTCGCAATTTGCTGAATATATGGCTTGTAGAATAGATAAATACAAGGTTTCCTAACCTAAATTCGCGTTCGAGTCGCGGTGGGGCTACAAGAAAGGAGGAATCAATATCCCTCCTTTTTTTGTGCCCCTGAACCCATGCAGCCCCCCAAACCACCCTTTGAAAAGGGAGACTTCCGCACATCCATGCCGGGTAAAAAGCGAGAAAAGCTTATTTCTCCTTTTCTTGTGGAATTTTACCTATCTTTGCTCCCGTAAAATCACGATTATGGAATCGCTTAAAGAGTTATACAGGATCGGCAGCGGCCCGTCGAGCAGCCACACGATG